ATTCCTCTCCGTGAACAAGGGCAGCGACTTCCAGGTCGTGTACCAGACCGCGGCCGACAAGCGCCGCGACCTCGCCGTCGCCATGCTGATGGAGGCCGACGCCCAGCCCAAGGCCGAGCGCGTCACGGCGTACCAGATCCAGCGGATCGCGACCGAGCTCGAGGGCGCGCTCGGCGGCATCTACGCGCCGATCGCCGACGCCCAGCAGGTCCCGCTCTGCGAGCGCCTGATCTACCTGATGCAGCGCCAGAAGCTCGTCCCGGCAATGCCGCGGAACGCCTTCGACATCGAGGCGCAGACGGGCATCGCCGCCCTGAGCCGCGAGGCCGACAAGGCGAAGCTCCTCCAGCTCCTCGGGACCATGGCGCAGTTCGGCCCGGAGGCCGCCAGCCGCATCAACATCGGCGTCCTGTTCGACACGCTGCTCAGGCAGAGCGGCATCTACGAGCCGGGACTCGTCAAGACCGACGAGCAGCTCGCCGCCGAGGCGCAGGCCGCGCTCCAGCAGCAGCTCGAGGCCGAGGCGCAGAAGAAGCTCATCAACGTGGGCGGTGCCGTCATGCAGAACGAGCTCGCCCCGCAAGCAGGAGGACCGAATGCAGCAGGAACAGCAGCCACCGGCTGAAGCGCCGGTGCAGCAGGAAGCACCGCCAACGGCAGAAGCGCCCGCGGCGGTGCGGATTGAATCCAAGGGAGTCTCGGCGACCGTCACCGAGGCCGAGATCGCCAAGATTGCGCCGAAGAAGTGGGCCGGGAAGTTCGAGAGCCCCGAGGCGCTCGAGCAGGCGTATGCCGAGGCCCAGAAGCTCATCGGCCAGCGCCGGATCGACAGCCCGGAGGCGCTCGCCGAGAAGGCCGGCGTCAAGCTCGAGGAGCTGACCACCGCGTACCTCGCGGACGGCCGGATCCCGCCGACGGCGCTCGAGGCGCTCGAGAAGGCAGGCATCGGCCGTGCGTTCGCGGAGCGGATCGTCCAGGGCGAGGCCGCCCGGGTCCGCTACGCGCAGGGCGAGGTGGAGCGCGTGGTGCAGCAGGTGACCGATATCGCCGGCGGCGCCGTCCAGCGCGACACGGTGCTCAACTGGGCCGCGGCGAGCCTCCCGAAGGCCGACATCGAGACGATGAACAAGCGGCTCAACGACCCGGGACAGGCGGTGTCGGCGATCCGCGAGCTGATGTTCATGCACCAGCAGGCGGTCGGCGCCGGCAAGGCCCGCCCGCTCGTCAGCGGGATCGCCCCGGTCGCCGAGGCGCCCGGGTTCTCCACCAGCGACCAGGTCGTCGCGGCGTTCGCAGCGGCGCGCCGCCAGGGCTACATGGACGAGGCGACCCGTCGTCGCATCGCGAACACGCCGCAGCACGTCTTGCAGGGGATCAACCGATGACGCGCGTATTCACCGAGACGCCGGAGCAGTCTGCCCGGCTCGAGAAGCTCAACTCCTCCTACGTCTGCGGGCTGCACGTCAAGGACAGCGTGCGGCAGTGCTCCGTCACGCTCGTCGACGCCGTCAGCGGCCAGCAGTACCACACGGGCTACCACCCCGAGTCGTACTCGATGGCGCTGGACGTGGCGCTCAACACGATCTCCGCTCGACCGAAGACGACCGCCGAGATGGCCGCCGAGGCCATGACGCTCTCGGACGAGAACGCGAGGCTCCGGCAGCTCGTCGAGCAGCTGAAGTCGCGGGAGTCGGAGCCCGCACCGGCGCAGGAGGAACCCGCCGCGGCACAGGCAGCGCCTACGCGCCGCCGGGCCTCGGCCACCTGATCCTCCTGCGTCCACCGTCCGGGTTCGCCCGGCGGTGGATTTTGAACATCCTCTCTGTGCGGTCCGTCCATGCGAAAGCGTGGCCGGACTTTTCGACATGGCGGCCCGTGAGCGGCCGGATACCCCAGCGATGGGCCCGGCATCGGCGCGGACACCCGCAGGTCACGTCCTGATTCCACCCCGCATTCGATACGAAGGACTCATCAAATGAGCAACGTGAACTACGAGCGCGTGCTCCAGTCCTGGAACGGCTCCGCGCACGCTTCCAGCGACGACATGGCGCTCAAGATCTTCTCGGGCATGGTGCTCGAGGCATTCCAGCAGTCGACGATGTTCTACGACCGCACCGGCCAGTTCATCTCGGTCAAGCAGATCGAGGGCGCCAACAGCGCGCAGTGGCCGATCCTCGGCGACGACCCGGCCCCGGCGTACCACACGCCCGGCGTCGTGCTGAACAACACCGTCACCGCCCCCCGCATCAAGACCAGCTCGGCCGACGTGGTCGTGGACGAGATCCTCGTCAACGCCCTCGACGTGCCGTTCCGCGACATGGAGCTCTCGCACTTCGACGTGCTGGCCCCGTTCGCCACCAAGCTGGGACGCGGCATCGCCAAGGTGCTCGACAAGAAGATCGCGATCCTCGCCGTCAAGGCGGCGCGTACCGCGGCGGTCACCGGCCTGCACGGCGGCGGCTACAAGGTCGAGCGCAACTCGGCCGGCTCCGGCAGCACCCTGCTGACGAACGCGGACGGATACCCGGTGTCCCCCCGCGGCGCGTTCCAGTTCCGCACGGACGTCAACTCCCTCGCCCAGGCGATGGACGAGAAGGCCGTGCCGGAGGGCAGCCGCTACCTGTTCATCACGCCCTACATGAAGAGCGTGCTCCGTTTCGAGGCCAACTTCGACGGCACCAACCTGACCAGCGTGCCGACGATGCCCAGCACGTTCGACTCGAACCTCTCGGCGCAGACGAACGACGTGAACAACCGCGTCATCGGCGTGCTCGAGGGCTTCAAGGTGATCGTGACCAACCACCTCCCCTCCGCGGACCTGACGGCCAACAGCCTGACGGGCGAGGACGCGGCGGTGGCGTACACCTCCGGCTCGGGAACGACCGGCGGCAAGTACCAGGGTCTCTTCGACGGCTCCACGCAGGCCGGCGGTCGTCCGGTGGCGGTCGCCCTCTGCGGCGCCGACACGGGCTCGCCCGCGATCGGCATGGTGCAGGCGAGCGGCCTGCGGTCGTACCTCGAGGCCGACGAACGGCGCAACACGCAGTTCATGAAGGCCCAGATGATGGCCGGACTCGGGATCATCTGCCCGTGGTCGGCCGGCGTCATCCAGGTGTACTGATTCGCAACAACCCTGCCGGAACGATGGGGGGCGGGCCCATGGCCCGTCCCCCTCGCCGGCGGCGGCATCGGGAACAAAGACATGACCATGGAAGACGGCCGCATCGTCTCGCTTTCGTTCCGCGACTGGCTGGGCCTGATCGGCCTGGTCGCATCCGTCCTGATCGTCGTGTTCACGCTCTTCACCGGGCTCATCCGGATGATGGAGCGGATCGACACCACGATGGGACACCACGCACAGCGCCTCGACCGGATCGAGGCCAGGCTCGACAAGGACTCCCAGTAATGCTCATCCAGCCAGACATCGTCACGAAAGCGCCGGCGACGCTGTCGACGCAGGTCACCGGAAACGCCGTCGGCGCGTTCCTCTGCACGGCGCAGCCAAACCTCGCCAAGGCGGAGGCGGCAAACACCGCCAACGCATACGACAGCGCGGTTCCGACCACGACGGCGCCGGCAAGCACCGGACAGACCCTTCTGCTCTATCAGCCGGGCAACGAGGACCCGAACCTCATCAAGATCTCGTTCTATTCGAGCTCGTCGAGCGCCGGCGCGCCGATGGCGCGCGTGATCGGCTGGAACTCCTACGTCCAGTCAGGTTCGACGCTTTACGTCCCGACGCTGCTTGCGGAGCTGACGCTGTCCTACGGCACCAGCCCGTCCTCAGTCACGATCGACGGCGCGGCGCGCTTCATGTTCCATGGCATCGCCGTCGGAAGCGGCGTCCCGACCGTGAACCTGTACTCGCCCGGCTCGTCCGCGGCAGCGAGCTCGACGCCACCGGCGCACGCGCTGATCGACACGGTCGGGTCGCAGTTCGTCACCGTGCAGTTCAAGTCAAGCACCACCTCGAGCAACACCATTGGTTGCGTCTGGATGGCAATCTAACGATGGGCTGCTTCTACGCCTTCCTCTGAAAGATTCAGATGCGAGCAATCAGAACTCGGCAACTGTTTGATGGCGGTGACCAGGTACAGTCCGTATTCGGAAACACCAGGGCATCTACGTTCCTACGAGATGCGGCGTCATTTACCGACTCCGTGGACATTATCACCATCGGGGACAGCAATTCAGGTTCGGCGGGAACTTGCGGATACCAGTTCGGTCTCGCGACGGCGTGTGCCATGAACGGAATGCCGATCTACGCGACACCGATAGGATTTTGCGCCGGAAACGCAGGGGCAAACAATCGCACGGGCGGGATGTTCCTTCCGCTCTATCAGTTCAACTGGAGCGGCGTCACCGGAAACCTGACCACGCTGCGGACGGCAGCAGCGGCATCAAACGCCGATGCGCTCGCCATTGAAACGGCTCTTGGATACAACACGTCTAACATTCCACTTCCGTATTCGTTTACCTGGGATGGTGCGTTCGTGGCTGCCGGCAATACCTACACGTCGCCCGCAAACGGCAGCAGGGTACGAGTCCTGCGTCCATCGACAATGACGGAAGGAACTGGTGCCGGCGGAACGTCATGCCAGTATCGACTGGTGCACGGAACTTTCAACAGCGGATCGGGGCAGTTCAAGCTGCTTGCCATGCGAGGCGTGAATACCATCGTCGCACAGAGCGCGAACTTCATATCGACCAACACCGGCACCAACGGATACGCAACCGCATCGCTCGATTTCACGTCGCCAACGGTGTCATCCGCTCCCGTGGATTTCACCTGTGCGTATGACGGATACAACAATACGGCGGCGTCGTACCAGATCACCGGGCCGTTCTGCGCCCTATGGCACTCCGTCATCGAGAAGCGCAAGGGTTTCTCCGTCAGCAACCTGCTATATCAAGGTGGCGCGACCGTCACCAACATCGCGGACAAGATTGTCGATATGGGCAACTTGCTTACCGCTTATCTGAAAGAGGTTCGCGAACGACAGGTTGCCGCCGGCGGTTCTGGGCGCGTAATCATCTGGTGCAATGCAGGCGTGAACGGGCCATCCAACGGCGCGACATGGACAGCGCAAATGGAGCGCGTCAGAGATCAGTTTGTCGCCAAGTGGGTCACGACGCTCGGCTACCCGGCCAACGATCTTGCGTTCGTATTCTCCGTCACGCATCCGCAGGCAGCTGGCGCGACCGAAACGACGCTTGCCGCGACCCGAGAGACGGCAAACGCATGGGCGCTCGGTGCCGGATCGAACGTGAGCGTCGTGGATATCTCAAAGCTGTTCTCATACACCGACTTGTCAACTCGCAGGCTGTATCAATCCGTGACCAACTCGGAGTTCACGGCACATCTGTGGGAATCCATTGCGCCAGGCACCGGAATCGTAACTGCCACGGATCGGTATGCCACGGGATATGGATACGACATTCACATCCTGAACAACGGATATTCGGTTGTCGGAAACGCAATCATGAAGGCATTGCTGGCGGCCGAATGAGGAAGGCGCTCTTCCTCGTCCTGCTCCTGGCCGGGTGCAACCCGGTCGCACGAATCTCCTCCAACGCGACCGCCATCCGCAACGAGGCCGGGGCGCTCATCGACCACGGCAACGCCATCGGCGACCAGGTCGTGGTGCAGGGCGCGACCCGCATCGACGAGCACGCTGCGGCGATCCACGGCGACATCCCGAACGTGCAGCCGATCACCCCGGCGTGGCTGTCCACCATGAAATGGTGGGGCATCGCGTTGGCGGTCGCCGGCGTGGCGTTCGTCCTGTGGCAGAGCGGGGCGTTCACGGCCATCCGCATCGCCATCGGGTGGCTGCCGAGGCGGAAGGTCAATGACGCGGAGCTCGCGGCCAAGATGCTCGGGAGCGACGAGGAGACGCCACGCGAGTACGTCGCGGCGAAGAGAGCGGCAGATCCGGCATTCGATGCCGCGTGGCGCAAGATCCACAACAAGGAGAAGGCATGATCGACACCATCGTGATCGTCGGGAGCGCGTTCGCGCTCGGGTACGCGCTCTGCAACTGGTTCCCGCCGTGCGCGGTGCTCGGCAAGCTCGGGTACGGCGCGTGCAGGACGAAGGCCAAGGCCGGGAAGGGCCGTAAGTGAGCGAGCTGAAGGTCAACAAGGTCACGCCGGCGACCGGGACGCAGGTCGAGCTGGAGGCCACCACCGTCCTGGTGGATGGCACGCTCCGAGCCCCGACGGTCAACAACCCGACCGGGGTCGCCGTGCAGCACAACGGCAGCACCAAGATCACGACCACCTCGACGGGCGTGACGGTGACCGGGACCGTGGCCGCGACGGCCTTCAGCGGCGACGGCAGCGCCCTCACGGGCGTGGTCGGCACGGGAGCGGGCGGCTCGAGCAGCACGGGCGCCCTGACGCTCCAGTCCGACAGCGGGAACGCCGGATCGGGCGACATCGCCTTCAAGGTCGGCTCCGTGGAGGCCGGGCGCATCTACCGCACCAGCGGCGACGTGGCGTTCGACGGGACCACGCTGTACGTCGACGCGAGCGCCAACAGCGTCGGCATCGGCAACAACGCCCCGGCGGTCACGCTCGACGTGACGGGCGACGTCGCGGCGAACAACGTCACCATCCGGACGGGCCAGCTCGTCGGCGGGATCGGCGCGGAGCAGACCGGCGGTACGCTCAACTGGAACGACTCGAGCAACGCGAGATCAGGAAGCGGATTCACGCTGCTGCTCCCGTCGACCTCAAGCAACGGGCCGCTTTCGCTTGACGGAGGAGATCGTTACTTCCACCCGTTCTCGTTCGAGTACGACAAAAAGGACGGCTCCGGCAACCTGACCCAGTTCGCGATTCCGTACAACAATACGGTCTCCGGCATCCACTACCGGACGCGCGTCTCCGGCACATGGGCCTCCTGGCGGTCGCTGGTGACGATGCCGAACGTCGCGACCCCGGCGATCTCCGTCGACGCGAACAGCAACGTCGGGATCCTGGACACGTCGCCGTCCTACCCGCTCGACGTGAACGGGGCCGTGCGCGCGACCGGCAAGTTCCGTGCCGATGCCGGCATCCAGTTCCTCGCGGCCGCCGTGGCACAGAGCGACGCGAACTGCCTCGACGACTACGAGGAGGGGACGTGGACGCCCGTGTACGCGGTCGTCGGCGGGACGAGCCCGAGCCTCGGCGCGGTCACCTACGGAACGCGCACGGCCAAGTACACGAAGGTCGGCCGCCTGGTGACGTTCTCGGCCGACATCTCGGTCAGCACCGGACCGACGACCTCCGGAGGAACCGGTAGCAAGGGCGTCATTTCCGGGCTGCCGTTCTCGGCAAGCGGACCGGGCACCTGCCACGTCGGATGGCGAACCGGAACGTGGGGAACGAACAAGCCGGATCGCGGATACGTCTCCGGAACCAACATCTACCTCGTGACGAGCGGCTTCGTCGAGCTCGGCCCGACGGACCTCGGAACGACCACGCCGCCGCTCTCCGCGACCCGCATCATCCTGTCGGGCTCCTACTTCATCTCTTGAGGAATCCATGCCAACGCAGACAGTCGAGAAGGCGTCCTTCGACGCCGAGGGCGTGATCTCCGTCTCCATCGAGACCATCGTCACGGACGGCAACGACGCCTTCGTGTCGCGGTCCATCCGACGCGGCACCTACGCGCCCGGGACGGACACCGCGCTGCTGCCCGCGTTCGCGGTGTCGCAGGCGAACGCCGTGTGGACCCCCGCCGTCGTGGAGAACTACAAGTACAGGTTCGGCACGCCTGAGCCGCTCAACGAACTATGAACAAGCTCGATGCAGTGAACGCCGTGCTCCGCCGCGTCGGCGTCCTTCCCGTGCCGGCGCTCGACACCAACGGGCCGTCCGCGGCCGGGCACGCGGAGCGGTTCCTCGACGCGGCCGACAGGTCGCTCCAGGCGAGGGGCTGGCACTTCAACACCCGGCGCGAGGTCACGCTGACCCGCAACGTGTCAAACAAGATCGCCGTCCCGGCATCGACGTTCCACATCGACACCGACGGCTCGAGCCGCGGGCTTGACGTGACGGTGGTCGGCGGGTTCCTGTACGACCTCGCGAACAACACCGACGTATGGGCGCAGGACCTCGTGGTGACCTACGTCGCCCAGGCGGCGTTCGCCGACCTCCCCGAGGCGTTCGCGGACTACGTCGTGACCGACGCGGCGTTCCAGTTCAACAGGTTCCACAAGAAGGACCAGTCGCTCGACCAGATGATCAGGGACGAGCTCACCGTGCGCTGGGCCGCCCTGAAGCGGGCCGACCGGGAGCTCGCCGACGTCAACGTGCTGAACACCGCAGAATCGAACCAGCTGCGCGGGCGGCCGCGCATGAGGGATAGGAGCGTCTACTGATGCCAAGCAACGGGATGACCAAGCTCGACGCCGTGAACATGGCGCTCTCGGGCATCAACGAGTACCGGGTGACGTCGCTCGACACCGGCGGCACCTCGGTGCAGGCCGACGCGGAGCGGTACGTCGACGCTTCGACGCGGTACTTCTGCGCCATGGGCTGGCCGTGCAACACGCGCAGGTCCGCGGCCTTCACGCCGTCCTCCGCGACCTTCGAGATCACGCTGGCGTCCGACGTCCTCCGCGTCCGCGGCGCAGGGCCGGACCAGCACCGGAACCTCGTCATCCGCGGCGACAAGGTCTACGACGCCGACAAGGGCACGAACAGCATGGGCTCCGCGAACGCCGTGTTCATGGACGTGGCCGTCCTGCTGTCCTTCGAGGACCTCGACCCAATGCTGAAGGAGCTCGTCGCCAAGCACGCGCAGCAGCAGTTCGTGCGCCGGTTCTCCGCCAGCCAGCTCTCCGACGCATTCGTGTCGCAGGAGCTGTCCATCGTCGACTCCATCAACCCGAGGGAGGGCACGTTCACCATGCGACCGCTCTTCTCGCAGGAAGCACGGCAG